CTTCATAGGTATTGGTGATGTCGTAACCGTCCATTTTTAACTGGGTAAGGATACGTTCACTATCAACACTGTTCTTAGGGCAGCCGAGAGACACTAGACCTATCTTCCCGCCTTTTGTTTCTATATCATTGCTCATTATATTTTAACCACGGTTTTTCATTTTGACGCGATTATACAGCTATATCCGATTTTCAACAGCAGAACAGGCTGACGGCTCATCGTCAACGCGTCAAGCTGAGTACGCTGCGAAGTATGCGCTTGATAATGGTTTGGTGTTGGATGAGTCACTTTCGATGCGCGATGAGGGGCTAAGTGCTTATCATCAAACACATATTAAAAAAGGGGCGTTGGGAGTTTTTCTTCGTGCGGTTGAAGATGGTCTGGTACCAGAAGGTTCTACGCTAATTATTGAAGCGCTTGATCGGTTGTCTCGTGCTGAGCCGATTGTTTCACAAGCGTTGCTGTCTCAGATAGTTAATGCAGGCATTACGGTTGTGACTGCGAGTGATGGCAAGCATTACGATCGTGAGTCGTTGCGTGCGAATCCTATGGATTTGGTGTATTCGCTGTTGGTATTAATTCGGGCTCATGAAGAATCTGATACTAAATCGAAGCGGGTTAATGCTGCATTGCGTATTGCTTGTGAGGATTGGATTAGCGGTAAAAAGCGATCGCATGTTCGTAATGGCAGGGCTCCGGCTTGGTTTCGTGAAACGGGTAGTGCTGAGCCTCCGTTGTTTGAATTCATACCTGATCGTGTTGAGGTGCTGCGGGTTGCGATTCGGTTGTATATTGACGGCTACGGTGTGCAGCAAATTCAGCAGCGCTTAAAAGAAGCGGGTTTGCAGTTTACGGATAAGCCACTGGTTAAAACGCATTTTCATAAAATCGTGAAGCGTGAAGATTTAGCGGGTACCAAGATCATTAAGGTGGACGGTGAAGAATATCGGCTAGAAGATTATTACCCGCGTGTTTTAGATGATGCTGAGTATCAATTGCTGCAGTCGCGTTTGCGTTCTCGGGTGCGATCGCCAGCGAGTAATATACCTGGTGTAATTACGGGTGTTGGGGTTTGTTTCTGTGGGTATTGTTCTAGTTCGATGGCCGGTATTAATAATATAAGTCGGGCGCGGGCTGATGGTTCGTTGTCTGATGGATCGCGGCGTTTAATTTGTAACGCTGCGAATGGTGTTGGTGGTTGTCCTGTTCCGAGTAGTTGTTCAATATCGCCTGTTGAGCGTGCGATTTTAAATTATTGCGCAGATCAAATGAGTTTGTCTGAGCTTGTGAATACCAGCAATGAATTTGAATCTGTGCGTGCTAAGCAACTTAAGGTAGAAGCGGATCTGGCAAAGGCTAAGGCGCAAGTTGATAAATTAACAGATGCGTTGCTGCAAACCGATACGCCGCCATTGGCGTTGATGCGTAAGCAGCGTGAAATAGAAGATAGTATTGTTGTAATGGAAGCTAAGCGCGAATCGTTGGCTCAGCAATTACGAGTTGATGGCGCGAAAGTTAATAACGACCTGCTGAATGAATGGCATTCATTGTCGGGTTTGGTGTTGGGTTTAGATTTAGATGCTCGGGTTAAAGTACGTGATTTGGTTGTGCGTACGTTTGAGCGAATTGAAGTTTATGTTCGTGGGTATTCTGCGAATCAAGAAGGGATTGCTGGACGTATTGCGGTTGAGGTGTTTGAGAAGAAGTTAGGCGTGGGCTCTCAAATTGGTAGTGCAAAGATTAATGAGAAAAACGGGCCGATTGACTTGGTATTGAAGTTTCGGAGTGGGGCGGTGCGCTTGCTTCGCATTGATCGCAAGAGTGGAGCTTGGCAAGCGCAGGTTGATTTTTAGAATGAGTTCGGTAGTGCTACTGCTCTAACGAACCACATTTGACCTTGCTGTAATTGAGTTTTTGCCAATGATAGACAGCGTTTTGATTCATTAAATTGATCTGGCATTAAAGGCGGTGCTAGTTCTCCCTGCATTTGATTGCGTAATGTGCTGACTTTTTCGATTAGGTTGGCCGTGGTTTCTGCATGAGCTTTTATCTCATTCATTAAGGCCACTTCGGCTTCGCTGAGCTCGCGGTATCCGCTAATTTTTCTGTGCTGATTATCCATGGTTTTCTCCAGTTGGTTTTGTGGTTGGTTTATTTGATGGTTGCCAGTGTGTTGTGCGGTGCCTTTGACTCGGTTTTCAATTGATTGAAAAGTCGGCTCATACTCCGGCCAGTCTGACTCAACAACTACGCAATCAAGTGCTGGTTTTCCTCGCAGTTCACGATAAGCCTTAACTTTTTCTTCAAGTTGAATTAATTGTTCGCATTCCTCAATTGAAAGAGCTTCGCTAACATCGGACAGTTTTAAAACTGTGTAACGTGTTTCTCGTATAAACTCACTCATTCAGCTTGCTCCATTTCTGCCAATACATGATCAATATTTTTATGGATAGCTTCAAAGTCGATTACCCATACCCATTCGTTTTTATTCCAAGATTTTGGATAGACAGAAGACCATAAATCCGCGAATGCGCCTCTACCACTGTGATGAAGAGAACTTTCACCGTCGTCATTTTGTAGATGGGTAAACCCGGTGCATAGTGGGCATCCATCGCTAGTGGTGAACGGATAAAACTTGATGCCTTCTTTTTTTGCGTCTTCTTCTGAAATATCTTGAATGCGCTCAACGCGAACGCTGTTAATTTTTAGTGTTAAGCGACTGGCCCAGCGCGGCATGTGGATTGATGGAATTCCACCGACGTATTCGGGATCGCCTCGATAAATCCAGTCGATATTATCATTTTCATGGAGAGCATCATCAGCACCGAAGCGAAGGTCTAGGGTTCCATCTACCAGCAACTTTTCACGCACATAGATTAGGTCGCCAGCTCGCCCAAATGGACACATTGCTAAAACACTGCTTTTAGCATTTGGGTAAAACAATCCAGCGCCTTTCTTTGCTTCTTTTTTGGTTGCAGGAAATACCCAGCTTGGAAAAACATCAGATACAAAAGGCTGATGCTTAACGATCCTACGCGTCTGCACTTTATTTCCCGCAAGCAGGGCACGAACCATTTCTGAATTAAATATCATTGGGGTTGTTTTAATCATGCTGCTTGCTCCTGCTCTTTTGATTCTTTGTTTATATTTGCACGAATTAATGCTGCGAACGGTTCAGGTGCAACAGAATTTCCGCACATGCGAACCTGCGCTTTTTTGCTTAGCTTTTTACCGTCAGAAGTTCGGTCATGGATATAGCCAGGTGGAAAAGATTGGGCTGCATAAAGCTCATGCGGCTCAAGCATTCGCATGCCGATATCAACTATCTGATAATCAACGCCTTTAACGGTTACTAAGCCAAAGCGATCGTTAGTGGTGATCGTGTGCAGTGGTTCGTCAACACCTAGCCCGTCTTTTTCATTACCGTAATATTTCAGAAGGAATGCGCGCACTTCACCAATATGCAAGCCGCCTGCAGTGATTGTTGGCACTGGCTCATCGGTTGGGCTTCCTGTGCAGTTATTACGAAGCTTCAATAAATGAGAAGTCACTAGCGCATGATGATCTGTAGTGGTGATGGTATCGACTGGGTTGGTTAAATTAATTCCAGCACCCGTATAGTTACCGCCATAGTGTTTCGCTAAAAAGGCTGTGACGAGTGCAAAGGTTCCACCTTTAGTTTGAGCTGTAATAGTTCTTAACGGCTCATCAATTGGCATGTTGCGTTGATTGCTAGCGTTTGCGCATTCAGTAATGAATGGCGCGGCTTCAACTGGAGCAATAAACGGATTAGGGTTATCAATTACGAATTTCTTTAAGCCGCGAGCAATACGCTGCATTGTTTTTTCAGCAAGAGGGCGCTTACGATTAAATATCGATCTCACCGGCACACTCCAATCAATGCATTCAGCGGCAGTGCGGTAAGGCTTTAATTTTCCTGATTGCACTTCAAGGCTATTTGGCTTGCCATGTGTTGGCTTTGCCCAGCAAATTTTTGATCCGTCTTTTTTGGCAAACATGAATAAACGTTTACGGGTTGTGGGTGCATTATTTTTACAAGCAACAACTTCATTCCAATCAATTGAGTAATTTAGCCCTTTCGAAAGCTTTAATTTAAGTTTGGTATTATGTTCAATACCCATAGCCACAACTGCTTCGCGCCATGGTGAATAATTGGTTGCTAATCCGGGCATCCTGCAGATAGTTTGATTTGGCTTGATGCCCGTTGTAAGCGCTAATTGAAAAGCTTTGAATGTGACTCCTTTGCTGTCGGGGCAAGCATGGCCGCCAGGCAGCAATGGCCCCCAGCTTTTAAATTCTTCAACATTTTCAAGAGATAGGTTATCTGGTTCTTTTAAAAGCCCCCATTTGGGAACAATCCAAGCCAAGCCTCGAATGTTTTTATCCATTGGCTTCCCGCCGCGAGCCTTGCTGTGATGCTTGCAGTCAGGAGATGAGTGTACCCATTCGACTTCTCTGCCTTTGCAAGCTTTTATTATGTCAACATCCCAAACAGATTCGCAATAGTGCTCAGTATCGGGGTGATTAACCTTGTGCATGCTAATGGCTTCAGGATCATGGTTAATTGCAATATCAACAGGGCGACCAAAAGCCATTTCCATCGCTATTGAAGCACCACCACCACCTGCGAAATTATCTACGAGTAGTTTGTTTGGAAGGTGCAAACCTAGTTGGCCGCGGTGAGAGTTGTATACGTGCATTATGCAGACTCCTGCTCGTCGTAAATTTTTTCAGCCGTTTCAAATTCGTTATTTAGAGCCTGCATCAATTCGTGCTGGCTATGATAAAACTCATTCTTGTGCTTCATTTCATAATATTCATTTTCAAACCACGCACGATCCCCATCGATAACAAGATTTAATTCGTGGTGATCAATATCCTGAAGGGCTTCATTGATATTTCTCATGCAGCTTTCAACATCACTAAAAGTTAGACCACCGTGAAGCGAGTAGAAGAACTCTGAAAGCGCCACTTCTGAAAATGTCATGTATATCTTCCAGCTTCCTAAGCCGTGCTTTGTTCTTTTGCGCTTCTGGTTCGTCTTTTCATTTAAACGACTAAGAACCATATTGGCTTCAAGTAGCTGAATGAGAGTAAGGCTTTTTAATTCAGCCATTTTCTCGGTGCTTAAATCGCCACGAATTTCGTGATCAATTGCCAGGCTAATTATCTGCTTGGCTCGGTTTGTTGGCATTGTTAAGTGCATTACGCTACCTCATTGATTAATTGCTGTTCTTTGATAGCCAGTACTCTTCGCACATGAAAAGCCCATAGATTCACATCTGTTAGATACTTCTCAATATTAATGTCGCCATCTTCATCCATGTATTCACAGTGCTTAGGTCTATCCTTTAGAGATTTTTCAAGCTGTTCAATGCGCTGGTTTGCTGCTGTGCAAGTGGCATCAATGACGCTCACTTGATTCATTGCTTCGCGTTTGATATGCAGGTGGTCAGCCAATTTTGAAAGTGGGGTTTGGTAGCTCATGCCATCACTCCCTTTCTCATTTTTTTCTTACCGCGTTTTCTCGCAGCTGCAAGTTCTGCACGGGTTTTGTTTGATGTTTGGTCAAATAGCTTGGGTGTGTATTCTTTGCATTCGTAGCTCGGCACTTCTTGAATTACGCCTCCTCCATTCAAAAACGCTTGTATTTGTGCATTCAGCAACGCGTGTTGTTCACGAGCTTTGGCTGAGTTTGGTGGCGTGTATTCTGGTTTTGAATTGCTCATGCCGTTTCTCCTTTGCCTGCATGTGGAATTTTTACGCCCTCTGCTGTGGTGTGGTTGTGCTGAGGTGTGTTGTGTTCGCGAATGTCGATGATCTTGCTAAAGCATTCAATAAACTGGTTGCCGGTTATGTTGAATGTATGTGCAGATACATCATTGCCAGTGGCGACGACTTTGCCGTTTTTTACGATCGCTAGTTCGTAGCCAGCGGCCATTATTAAACCGTCGTTATTGGCGGTTATTGTGTTATTTAATTCAGTGGCGTTCATGCTGTCTGCTCCTGAGTTTTTTGAATTCTGATGAATCGCTGGCCATCGCGTTTTACTACGTTCATGTGGCTCAGTTGTTCAAAGATTAATTTCGCTCGGGCGTGGCGTATGTTGTGTTGCATCATTACGGCTCGTAAGCTGGGTTTTTCGCCGTATTGGTTGTTGTTTATTTCTTCTGCGATTGTGAGTGCGAGTTCTTCATAAATCGCTGGCTCGTTTGTTTTTAATGTTGGCGCGGGTTGTGGGGCAACTGTCTGGTTTTTCCGGATAGTTGCGGTTTTGTTTGTGGCGTTGGCAAAACATAGCATTGGGCACAGGTCGATGAGCGCGGCCAGTAGTGCCCAAAATATCCAGCGTGATTCGCTGAGGTTGTTTGCTAATGTACTGCCTGAATTATTGCCAGCTGTTTTGTGTTGGCTAATTTCGCGTGTTAGTTTTTCAATTTTATATTCTGTTTGTTCCGCTTGGCGCAGTGTCGATTTTGCGCGTGCTCTGTAATCTGCGTTTGTGTCTGCACTAGCGTTGTTATTAAGCGTGGCCAGCTTTTTATTGAGCTCGGCTAAGTGCGTAATTTTTTGGTTGTAAATTACGTCACTTTTTAAATCGGTTTTGTTTGTTGCTTGGTAGCGTGATTCTAACCAGGCGATCGTTGCAGCGGCGCTTGTAATAAATAAAACGAATATGGCGGCTGTGTGTGCGAGTTTCATTTTTCCGGTGTTTTGCTTTCGCGTAATGAAAAAAAGATATTGGCAAGCAACCAGTGTTGCAGCGATAGAAGCTGCAATTACTTGGTCTGCTGTTGTGGTTGCGAATGAACTCCACAACACTGCACTGCAGTAAACTGAGATAACAGCCAGCACTAGGCCGGCTGTTATCGTAAGTGTATTTGTTATGCTTTTAATCATGCTGCGGCCTCATTTTCTTGGCAGCTGGTCATGCGATAAACAGGTACGTCATATTCGCCAGCGGGGGTGTTGTGAATTGCCAGTGGGAATAGGTGGCCTTCTGTAAGGATTCGGCTTTGTGGGTCGGTTAATTCTTCAGGTTTAAGTTTTGTTAAAATGATTTTTTGTGGTGCTTCTTGTTGTAATTGACTCATTATTAATTCCCTCATTGATAAAATTGCCGCCCCTTTTTATTGCGGGCGGCGTGTTTAATGTGAGTGGTGGGTTAGCGCGGTGCGGTGCCCATTAGGAAGTTGCAGCCGTTAACTTGGTTTTTAATTTGCTTGAGCGTGTCTTGAACAGCGTCTTCGATGCACTTTTGCGGGCGAACTAGGTCGTACCACATGATTAAGCCGCCGTTTGAAATGCGGTAGCGGAAGCGTGCTTTGCGTTCGTAGGCTGGGCCGCCTTGGAATGGCTGCAGCTGTACGGTAATTTCGGTTGGAATGGCTAACTGGCCGTTTTTGCCTGCTTTGCCATCGATCACTTCATTGTAAGCAAATTGCGTTTCGCCGTTGTCGAGCTTGATGGCGCTGCTGAAGTCGTGTTTGTTGGTTGCTTGCAGGCTGCCTGCAATTTCCAGCATCTGTGCGCCTTGTGGGTTGATGATTTCTTCGGCGTTGTCTTCAATGAATAGTGCAAATTCTTGCTGATTCATTTTTTCGCCTGAATATCTTAACCAGGTGTTCCATTCTGGCGTTTTAGGACATTGGTACGTTACGCGGTGGTGGCCGTGTTGTGGGTCGTTGTCTGCGCGGTGGTAGTCGATGATGGCTACGAATTTTGCTTCATGTAGATCGATGAAGATCATGGTGTCGTCGTCGGAGAATTTGTTTAGGTATTCTGCGAATGATTGGGCATCGTGTAGCGTTACGCTTGTTTCACAATGCAGCGGTGCGGGCAGTAATTTTTCAAACAGATCCATGTCAACGGCGCTGTCTTTATGCTTGACAAGCACTTGAGCGAGTTCGCTGTTTGGTAGTTCAAAAGCAATTACTTCTGTTTTGTTTTTTCCGTGTTCGTAAGCTGCTGCTACGTCTGACTGCGGTTGGTTGTTCTGGTCCATGATGGATTCCTTTATTTAAAGTTTTGCTAGGGTTTGTGCGGTGGTTAAACCGCTTTAATTTGTGGCTTTTCGTCGGCCAGTGCTTTGGTTTGTGGTGTTGCGTCTTTTACTGCGCGAACGTCTAGCTCGTGCTGGGCTGGATCGGTGCGCTGCAGGTTGCCTTCTGGCGTGCCAAAGAAGAGTGTTTTGGCGCGGTCAAACTTAGGAAGGTTCACGTTCATTTGGTCTTCTAAGAAATACTGACCGCTTGCGCCGTCGGGGCGAACTTTGATTTTTAGCGTGATTTCGCCAACCTTGTTGGTGTCGCGGCACGCTTGAACAAGCTCGCTTAATGCTTCGCTTAATTCTTGCTGGGTGCGGCCGTTGTTTAACTGTGCAACGGTTGCGTTGAATAGATCGGGTCTTGCTTGGCTCATAATTGTTACCTCAGTGTTTGCTTTAAGTTTTGGTTTTGGCCGGAATCTTCCTGATTCATCATCGGTGGCCAGCCGCAATAGCTAGGGTGCTATGTTCTTTGTTTCGAGTTGCTGCGGTGTTTGTCGCATGCGTCTCGTGCTTCTTGTGGGTCTTCGAAAATCCCCAGTAATTCGTAACTAGGCTCGTTTGGTTTCAAGCTCTTTCCCGAGTTCGTCAGAAAGCTTTCGTATCGGAGTGTTCCCATCGAGTGAGCGGCTGCGATGTGGTATCCATTTGGTTGGCTTAGGAATAGATATTTGTTGGCTCGTTTCCAGCTCAGGGGTTGCGGCAATAGGTCCTTGGTTAATTCTGAATTCATACGATTTCTCTAATGCGCGATGAAGTAGTGCCAGTTTTGTATTTGTTGCAGTGCTTTGTCGTAACAGTTGCTCGTTTGTTTGCTGCAGTTCAAAACAGTCGTCTTTTAGCGTTGCAACGATTTCAGTGAGCGTTGCAATTTGTTGCATGCAGCTTTCTATTTGGTTGTTCATGCGTTGCTCCTGATTGATACGTTTGAAACGGTTTTGAATAACGTTGCAATTAAAGTACCCTAAAGATACATATTTACTATGTACCTTGCAAGTACATATTTTGAGAAAAATTAATTTGCTATTATCGAGGCTTGACTAAATAGGGATGTTTTTATGCAGGAAATTGTATTTAAGGTTAAGGGGTCTGCGATAGATCCGTATATTGTTAGGTTTGTAAATAGTGGCGATGATCAGATAACTGCTTTTTGTAGTTGCCCTGCTGGTATTAATGGTCAGTATTGCAAGCATCGTTTTTCGATTATGCGCGGGCAGTTGAAATCGGTTGTGAGTGGTGGTGATACTGAAGTGGGTATTGTTCATCAATGGTTAGATGGTACTAAGCTTAGAGAAGCATTTTTAGAGATGGATGCTCTCCAGGTAGAAGCTGATAGAGTGAATCGATCGTTGGCTAGGGTAAAGAAGGCTGTTTCTCAAATAATGCGAGGGCAGGGATGAAATGGAGGAATTAAATTATTTAGAAAAGATGTGGGCTGTTAGGACTCGAAGGTCTGAAAGGCTTATTGTTAAAGATGCGACGGCTGACGTGTTGGTTAGTTCTTTTGATTCGAACTGGATGTTTCCTGTGGTTGGTGCTTTTCGAGAAGCTCTTGATATTAAATATATGAAGAGGGTTAAGGATAAGAAAAGTGTTTGTGTTTGGACTCAGGGGCCTATTTTAAAATTCAAGGAGGGCGATCTCCTGGCTAATGAGGCTGGATCGTTAGCCGTTCAGGTATATTATGCTGCTCCTATGGGGTGGGATCACGAGTTGGGCTCTATGTATGAAGGGGCGGTTACATTTGATGTGTTTAGTATTTCTGATGGTAGCTATACTAAGGAGGATCGGCATTCCGTTACTCAGATGCAATTCTTTGAAATGTTGATTTCTGGCAAGGTTGAGGTGGGTGGTGAAATGATTACTCTGGAATCCACACACCAATAACCAGCCCTTTGATTTCAAATTGTCTTGTGATGATTGGGTATTGTAGGTTGATTGATTGCAGATAGCGTTCGCCGTCTGCTTCTCCGTAAAGTTTAAAAGAAGGTATTTTGCCCTCTATTAATGCAAGCACTCTATCTCCAGATCGGGTTTCATGTGCGCGATCAGGGTCAACAAATATAATGCTGCCTTCTGGATAGCTACGGCCGTATTGTGCTGTCATTGTGTTGTCTTTTACGCGAGTTGCGAACGTATTGGGCCCATGCTCTGTGGGGCAAGGGATGGTTGTTGCTAGTTTTTTTGAGTTTTCATTTGTTAGTTGATCCCAGTTTAATAATGGGACGCCTTTGTTTATTTGGTGGTGTTCAATATTGTCAGATACCTTGTTGGTGTTTCCGGTTCGGTGGTCTGTATCAAGCCAGCCTTTTGGCTTTCTGCATTTAGTTTCTATGTGTCTTGCTATGCGATCTCCAATGTTTTTAGTAGGATTCGCACCCATGAATCTACTTACTTGAGTGGGTTCTCTGTCGATAATGCGAGAAAACTCTGCAAGATTATTATATTCGGCTGCTAGGCTCCTAGCGTTTAAAAGTCGTATTTCACTAATTGTGTTCATGAGAATGGCTCCTTTGAAAGAGGAATTTCTTTGATAGCCGTTTGATACTCTCATTATGAATCCTGTATTTTTTAGGTACATGCCCTTGACGGTACATGCTTTTGTCTTTATCGTGTGTATCTTAGAGGTACATACTAATGAAGAAATATTGGAAATCACTTAAGGCAAAGGGTAAAGCTGAGTTGGCAGATCGTCTAGACACAACGCCTGAATATTTGAGGCAAGTGTTTCTTTACGATAAGCCAGCGGGTGCAAAGCTAGCTCGTGAAATTGAGCGGGAAACTAGCGGAGCGGTTACAGCGATAGATCTTCGTCCTGATTTGTTCGGGCCTATTGAAGATTCTTATTCTGCCAAATAATAAAATTATTAACACGTTTTTGTTGTAGGGAAATTAACGATATGAGCGAATCACAAGAGTTGACGATTGAGCAGGCGATGTATTGGGCGACTAAAGATTACCCTGGTGGCACAACGGCAATAGCTGCAATTTATGGTTTTAATTCGGCTGTTATGAGTAATAGTTTGAATGTTAATAATATGCAGCATAAGCCAAATTTAAAGCATTTTGCGGCAGTGTTAGAAGCAACTCAGGACGCTCGTATTTTGAATGCGGTTGGTCAGTTGGCTGGCGGTGTTTTTATTCCGGTTGGAGATTTTGAGGGTGTCGCGGGTGATGATGCGATTTTAGATAATATGTTGTCGCTGGTTGAGTCTATTGGCAGTTATGGTCGTGTTGTTCGCGATTCATTAGCGGATGGTAATGTTAATCGTAAAGAGTGGCTTGAGTTGCAGAGTGCTGCGTTAGAGGGCATTAAGGCGATTCATTGTGTATTGGCTAATTGCGAACAGATGCGCGGTGATTTCGAATGAGCCGTGTTGATTCTAATTCGTGGGCAGATTGCACGATGGATCAAGTTCATGATGCGTTGCAGTTTATTAGTGCGGATAAATCTCGTGATGAGTGGGTTCGTGTTGGTATGGCTATTAAGGCTGAGTTTGGTGATGTAGGTTTTGATTTATTTAACGACTGGTCGATGAGCAGTGATAAGTACGATCGTAAAAACATGCGCGGAACTTGGAAGTCTATTAAAGCCAGTGGCGGTACGAATATTGGTTCGTTGTTTAAGAAGGCGATGGATGCGGGTTATTCGCATAAGAATATAGAGCGCGATAATGCGGCACAAATTGAGTATCAAAAAGAATTGGCTGCACGTAAAGCTAAGCGTGAAGCTGAGGCAGTTGCTGAGGCTTTGTGGCATAAGCGTATGCAAGATGTTGTTGCTGATGCGTCTTTGGCTGTTCTTGCTGAATTGGCGACGCATGACGCTGCGCCTTGTGAATATTTAGATAAGAAGCAGGTTAGGGCGTTTGGTGTTTTTGTTGCTGCGCGTTCGGTGCTAATGGTGGTGAATGATGAGGATTGTTCTTACCAGGTGTTGACGGGTGAAAAAAACATTAATGCTTTTTTCGCAACGGGTGCAGCTAAGTTAGATCATATTTCTGTTCGTAATATTAAACGCGGTTGTTTGGTGATTCCGATTTTTAATCGTGAGTTGTCGGTGCGTTCTCTTCAAATTATTTTTTCTAAAAATAAGTCTTTTCCGCGTCACGGTCAAAAGTCTGATTGTTTCTTTTTTATTGGCGATCAATCGTGTGCGTCTAATGTTTTGTGCGTTGCTGAGGGTTATGCGACGGCGGCCAGTGTTCACATGGCGACTGGGTATCCTGCTGTTGTTGCATTTGATGCTGGGAATATTGTGAAGGTTTCTAAAATTATGCGTGATATTTTTCCGGACGTTACGATTGTTGTTTGTGCGGATGATGATGATGTTAATGAGAAGACAGGTGTTAGCACGGGGATAGAAAAAGCAAATCAGGCGGCGAAGATTTGCGGCGGTATTGCTGTGATTCCTGAATTTGGTGAGGTGTTGTGATGGTTGATAAATCAAAAAAGGAATTGACTGATTTTAATGATTTGCATCGTGCGCAGGGTTTAGATGTTGTTGCGGATCAGGTGAATGTTGCGATTGCGAAGGCGCGTTCTGTTTCTCCCGAACCCTCATTTGATGTGGCTGATTTTTCTGTTGGTGATGTGTTGGTTGGTGATATTCATGAATCTCCCGAACCCTCTTCGACTCCGGCGGGGGTTTCTGTTAGTCAGGGTGATGAAATTTCGCTTGAAGGTGCTTTAAAGCGTTATGCGTTGGTTTTTCCTAGCGGTGATGTTTGGGACACTCATTCAAAGACCAAGGTTAAGGTTGCTGCGTTTCGTCGTGTGGTGGGCAAGAAAGTTGCGACTGATTGGTTGGACTCTGGTAGTAAGCGCCAGGTTAACGATTCGGATTTGAAAGCCGCTGCCGAGGCCGCCAAAAAAGCAGGGGTGCGGGGTATTGAGGATGCACTAGAACGTTTTACGTATCTTGAGCCGTCGCGCAATGTTTGGGATGGTAAGTTGCGTGAGATTGTGCCGATTGAGAATTTGAAGTGTGTGATGCCTGAGGCGTTTGAGTTTTGGAATAAATCGATTGAGCGCAAGGTGGTTTTGCAATCTAATTTGGTGTTTGATCCTTCTCAGGGTGTGGATCCAGAAACGCATATTAATATGTTTCGTGGTTTGCCGTTATCGCCTGCGCGTGATGATGATAAGTGTGCCGGTATTCGCAATATGATGTTTACGCTTTGTAATCATGATGATGATGTTTGGAGTTGGTTGAGTAAGTGGTTGGCTTATCCGTTGCAGCATGTGGGTGCCAAAATGGATACGGCTGTATTGATGCATTCTGAAACTCAGGGCTCTGGTAAGTCGATGTTGTTTGATGGTGTTATGCGTCCGATTTATGGCGAGTACGGTGCTACGTTGGGACAGCATCAAATGGAATCTCAATATACTGATTGGCAGTCGAATCTTTTATACGGTTTGTTTGAAGAAATTTTTTCTCGCAGTAAAAAGTATTCGCAAATGGGTACCGTTAAGCAGATGGTGACGGGCGATAAGACCAGAATTGAAAAGAAGTTTGTGAGTGGTTGGGAAGAAGCGAACCATATGAACTGTATTTTCTTGTCGAATGAGTTGCAGCCGTTTCCTGTTGAGCCTAGCGATCGTCGGTTCTGTGTGATTTGGCCGAATTGGAAGTTGCCTGAAGATCTTCAAAAGAAGGTGGGTTATGAGATTGAAAACGGTGGGCCTCAGGCTTTTATGGCTTGGTTGCAGTCGTTGGATTTGTCGGGGTTTGATCGTCGTACTAAGCCGCCAATGACGGACGCTAAGCGTCGGTTGATTGATTTTGGTTTGCCATCTTGGGATGTTTTCTTTCGTGAGTGGTCTGCTGATAATTTAGATGCGCCTTACCATAGTTGTTTGAGTGATGATTTGTTTATTGTTTATGACAATTGGTGCAAAGCCGGTCATGAGCGAACTATTCCGCGTGAAAAATTCTCTAGTGCTTTGTCTGTAAAAATTCGGCGGCAGTCTTCTATTAAATATGATGATCCGGGTGGTTTGGGTCGTCATGCTCGTAAAGATCGTAAAGGTACGTTTTTCATCATTCATGAGAAACCTGAGGGTAAGGCTCAGAAGGAATGGTTGACGGGTTGTGTTAAGAATTTTAGGGATGCTGCAGGGTTGAGTGGGGACTTTGGTAATGAATAATTATAAAAAGCCTAGTGTGCCTAGTGTAGGCCTAGTGTTTGAGATTATACCCAAGGTCATTATAAGCCTAGTGCTGTCTATGTTTGGAGTAAAAAGCCTAGGGGCCTAGTGTTTTTTTGTACGCGCGCGGGCGCGTATTATTTTAGTTATTTAATTAGTTTGTTTTTTTCTCTCGTGCGAGAGATATACCCCTAGGTACCCTAGGCCTATAGGCCTTTGTAGTATTCATCAGTGTTTCAGTGACCTAGGGGTATTTAAAAACACTAGGTCTACCCAAGGTCTTTGATTTAAGGATTTAAAAATGATTAACCATATTCATGATCGTCTTGTTACTTGGGCTTCTGCAGCTCTGTCGGATACGTTGGGTGCATTAAGTTACTCATCTTGCTTGCTTGAGATGGAAGACGCTTCTGAGCGCTCTCATGACACTGTAGCCTTGTGGTCGCCAGTCGTTGAAGAAGTCGAGAGGGCGGTTAATGATTTGCGCTATGAATTGCGTGAAACGATTAAGGCGATTTATTTAGAACCAGAGGCGACTATGCAGCAATCAGCAAAACGGTGTGGCTGTAGTGTTGCTACGTTGCGTCGTCGTCGTAATGAATCGCACGAAAAAATTGAAATCATTTTAGATTCTAATAAAACTTTTTTGTCTACGTTAAAAAATAGTTCTTGCAAACGTGAGCGATTAGTGGAAAATGTTTCCTAGTTCTTGTTGTGTGTCTGATTGATTCGCAACAAAAAAGCAAACATTTAAAACCCGCTTTGATTTATTTCAACGCGGGTTTTTTTATGTCTGCGATTTGTGATGCTGACGTATCCCGCAAATTTATGTGCCATCAGTTTGTTATTTGTGGCAGGGATTAGTTCGATATTGGCTATGTCGTTAACAGATAGTTATGCCTACCTCAGACTGCCTCTTGCCCCGTGCGTTTTGGCGGGGACTTTTTCTTTTTTATTATTATTTGGATTTGTTATGGCCGCTTTCTCTGTTGCGTTTAATCGCACTATGAAGAATGAGGGTGGTTATGTGTTGCATGAAGTGGCGGGTGATCGGGGCGGTATGACGTTCGCGGGTATTGCTCGTAAGTTTAATTCGTCGTGGTCTGGCTGGCAGTTGGTTGATGCTGGGGATCGTGATAGTGCTGCATTAAAAAAGAGTGTGGCGAGTTTTTATTTAAATAATTATTTTAATGCGTGTGGTTTAAAACATATTAAATCACAGGTAGTCGCAAACGTTGTTTATGATTTTGCGGTGAATGCTGGTGTGCGTTCTGCGGTTAGTTTGGTTCAGCAGTGTGTTGGTGTTGATGCTGATGGTATTGTTGGCCCTCAGACTATTTATGCGCTGAATGATGTTGATGGGGATGTGTTTGTTTCTCGTTATGCGTTAGCCAAGGTTGCGCGTTATGCCGCTATTGTTAACCGTGATCGTTCTCAGTCTAAGTTTTTACTCGGTTGGGTTAATCGTACGTTAAGAGATTTGGAGTCGTTATGAATATGCCAGGGCTAGGTCAGTTGATCAGCGGTATAGCAAGCGGCGCTGATGAGCTGTTTACGTCTGATGAAGAGCGTTTAAAGTTAGCGATAGAAGATAAGAAAATCGATGCCGATTTGCTTAAAGGTCAGATGAGTGTGAATGCTGTGGAGGCAACACATAAGAGTGTGTTTGTTGCTGGCTGGCGTCCTGCTATTGGTTGGATTGGTGCTATCGCATTGGCTTATCAGTTTGTGTTGTATCCATTGTTGGGTTGGTGTTGGTTGCTGTTGCAGGCTAATAACATTATTCCAGCCGATCTATCTGTTCCGCCTGTATTGCCCACTGATGCGCTGTACTCGATTGTGTTGGGTATGTTGGGTATTGGTGGTATGCGTTCGTTTGATAAGAAAAGCGGTAAAGAAACTAATTCAATTCGTGGTAATAAGTTATGAGTGGTGATGTTGATTCAGGATCGGTTGCCATTCTCGATAAGCGATTGGGTAGTATTGAGGCAAAGCTCGATAGTTTGATTCGGTTAGAAGAAAGACAAGAGAGTCATGCAACTGATTTAAAGCGTGCGTTTGTTCGTATCGAAAAGGTTGAGGATCGAGTACGGCAGTTAGAGATTCGTGATGGCGCAACTGCTGTTCGTACTAGCAGTAATGCAGGCGCTATAACTATTATTGTTTCGTCTGTGGTGTCGGTTGTTGTTGGTGTTATTACTTGGAAGGTTCGTGGCAATTGAGAAAACCCAAGGTACTCCCGCAGGGGGTACTCTCTACGGGGTCGAAACTCGCGAGCTTTTTCTACAGAGTTGATTCGCTAGGGGGTTGACATACATTGGCTATTTCTAAAATTGAATTAGATCAACCTGCTACTCAGGCGGGTTTTGCGCGGTTGGTTGGAACCAGTCGGCAGGCAATTAATAAGCACGTTGAAAAAGGCGTGTTGAAGGATGGCATGAGTTACGCCGATTGGTTGCAAATCTATTGCGATCGGTTGCGTGATGAAGCGGCTGGCCGTGGTGGTGATCAGCAAGGTACGTTAACGGCGGTTCGCATTGAAGAGACGCTTGAAAATATTGCAGAGAAACGGCAGCGGCGTTTAACCGCGTCGGGTGAATTGATGGACCGCGAAACGGTACGCCAATGGATCGTTGAAGCAGCGTCTGGAATTCAGGGGTTTGTGATGGGTGCAGGTGAAACCATCATTGAATCGATTAGAGAAAAATACAAAGTTGAGTTAGACGATGACGATGTTACCGGGCCGCTTAGATCTGCCCTCGGACACGTCGGAAGTGCTGGATCAGAACTTGCTGAACGTCTCACGGGATTGGGCGGACTATCTAGTTCCGACGCCACCGATGCCGACAGCCGAGTGGGCTGAATTAAAATTTAGATTGCCCGCCGAGGGTTCAGATAAACCAGGGCCGTATGATTTAGATTATGCGCCTTACTTATATGGGATCTTTTCAGCATTAGATAATCCTGATGTCGGTGAAGTGGTCACGATGAAAGCCGCGCAAGTGGGCTGGACGTTTGGCCTTGTTGCATACCTTGGGAAAATCATCGACACAATGCCCTGCGCCGTTGTTGTGATGTTTCCTAAAACCGATTCGGCGCGAGAGTTTAACGACGAAAAGTTTGAGCCGTCGGTACTTTCAACGCCAGCGCTTAACGCGAAATTAGACGTTAGCAAAACGCGCAGTAAAGATAACCGCTCGCTGTTTAAAAAATTCACCAATGGCTTTTTAAAATTTGTAACCTCGGGCTCAATCAGCTCGGTTAAATCAACACCGGCTAAAATCGTAATTGTTGAAGAGCCTGATGATGCAGTGGGTAACCTAGCTGATCAAGGTAGTGCGATCACGCTGCTATGGGAACGAACAAAACGAAAAGCCAACGCTAAGCGAGTATTGGGTGGCACGCCATCTACTGATGGCCTAAGCAAGGTTCAAGAGCATATTAAAACCAGCGATCAGCGCGTATTACCAATCGAATGCCATGAGTGTTTAGAAACTCACGTACTCGATTGGGAAAACGTCAGCTGGTTGAATACCGACGATGGCACAGAGCACGAGGTTTACGGTACCGCATTGCCCGACACGGCCACGTATGTTTGCCCGTGCTGCGGCACGCCTTGGGGTGATTACCAGCGCAAAACAAACATTCGCAATACAATTCGTACTGCCATGGCAAGCGGTGATGATAACTGCGGCTGGATAGCCACAACAGAGTTTCATGGTGTGGCGGGTTTTATGGAGTTGTCAGAACTCTACAGCTGTTTGCCTGGTGCGGGTGTGGTTGAGTTAGTTCGTGATTATTTAAAAGCAGAGCATAAAGCCTCGATGGGCGATGAAACCGATCGCATTGTATTTGTTAATTCAAAACTGGGTCGACCTTATGCGTTTAAAGATGATCATGCAAATGCTGAAACCCTTCGCGAAAAAGCTATTGAATATACTGAACTTCTTTGCCCGCGTGGCGGTTTACTTGTCACTGTCGGTATTGATATTCAGCATGATCGTATCGCGATTATCATCCGAGCCTGGGGAAGAGGTGAAGAAAGCTGGTTGCTCTACTGGGGTGAAATATCCGCGTCAGTAGGTGTATCGGATAAAAACGATCCGGTTTGGTCAGAATTAGATGATGTTGTTTTTGGTGCTATCGATCACGAGCTTGGCGGTAAAATTTACGCCAGTGCGGTCAGTATCGATTCGTCCGATGGTAATACCAATGACGCGGTATATCACTGGGCCAGAACACGACAAAAGAAACATCCAAAAGTTTTAGTGATGGCAATTAAAGGATCGAGCTCACAGCAAGATCCTGAAATTTTCACTACGCCTAGTATGTCGAAATTGGTGGATTATAAAAATCCAAAGAAGCGTACCAAGGCTGACAAGCATGGCCTGAAGGTTTACATGGTCGGCACTAATAAAGCCAAAGATTGGCTTGCTTCGCACATGAAATTAGAAGGGTTGGGTGCAGGTCGCCATCATGTTTATCGTGATGTACGAGCCGATTATTTTGAACAAATAACAGGCGAAGTAAAAGCTCCACATCGATCTATACGCAACCGTAAAGTGTGGCAACAAAAAGCAGGCCGTGCCATTGAGGCATGGGATTGTGAAGTGTATGCCCTGCATGGTTCTCGTGCGCGTCGTGTGCATATCATGAAGCCTGCGCAATGGGATGCATTAGAACAAAAACTGCAGCAAGTTGATTTGTTTGCTCAGCCTGAGCAGGCAGTAACGATCGATGCTGATGTTGCAGAAAAAACAAAGAAACGAAAACGCAGTTCGCGTAGTCGCTCGTCAAGATCTAACAGTTTTACAAACTAATTCGTGGAGCCGTAATGGAACCGATCAGTATCGTATCCGGTACCAGCACAAGCTGGAGCCGCGAAGATCCGTGGGCGCAAGGTTTGTGGCAGTTTGAATATATTTTCACTGGCCCACAACAATTTACCCTGAATGCAGTGGCAGATGCGGGCTGTGTTGATGTAGCGGTTGCCGTTGCAGATTCGACCAACTGGACCGCGGGGAAATATCAATGGACGCTGCGGCGTAAAAAAGATTTAGAAGTCGTGTTGGTGGCGACTGGCTTTGTCACTGTTCTTGATAATCCGCTTGAACAGGTAACAGTTGACCATCGATCGCATGCAGAAAAGATGCTGACATTAATCGAAACGCGGTTAGAAGGCCGGATCATAAGCGATCACGAAAGCTATTCGCATAACGGTCGCAGCTTGAATCGAATCCCGTTAGAGCAGTTAAACAAATTGGCTATTCAATATCGCAACAAGGTTGCTAATGAAAAACGCCGTGAAGCAGGCAAAAAGCCAGCGCGTCACGCTCGATTTAGGATGCGATAAATGGGTATTAAAGAAGGTTTTCGAGGTTTGTTTTACGGCACTGATGAGTCGCCTGCTAAAGAGCTGACTCAAAAACGCTCGGTGCCACATAAAAATGCAGCAGAGCATAAGCGATATGCAGCGGCAAAGCAGCATGGCACATCGGTGGAACGTTTTGTGGGTGGTTCTCGCAGTATTGATTCAAACCTGCGTAGTCAGCTGGTGAAAATTCGTGAAGCTTCACGAAATGCTGGTGACGATATTGGTTATGTAAAACGTTATTTCTCCATGGTGCAAACGCACGTTGTTGGGGAAAACGGCTTGCGGTTGCAGTGCGATGTTAAGAATGGCAAAGGCGATACGATGCGTGATGTTAACCGCGCTATTGAGGCTGCATTTTTAGAATGGGCAGAGCTGGGCAGCGCAGAAGTTGGTGGGCGTATGTCGTGGATCGGCGTGCAAGATCTTGCTGCTAAAACCGTTGCTCAAGATGGTGAAGTGTTAATTCGTTATCACTATGATCAAACAAACAAGTATGGGTTTTCTGTCGAGTTGATCGAGGCCGATCTACTTGATGTGAATCTTAACCAAGTATTAAGCAATGGCAACCGCATTGTGATGGGGGTTGAAGTTAATGCCTCTAATCGTCGTGTCGCGTTTCACTTATTAACGAATCATCCAGGTGATGATACGTGGGTTAATCAAGGGCAGCGTTATCAGCGCATTGATGCTGAAGAAATGGACTTGCTATATGTGGTTTGGCGCCCTGGTCAGAACCGTGGCATACCGTGGGCTCATGCTTCTCTGCTTGAAATGTACGACATTAATTCAATGCGAGGCTCGCAGTTAACGTCTGCGAAGATTTCAGCATCGAATATGGGCTTTTACGAGCGTGATCCCGAGCAAGAAATTGCAGATGACTTCGATGAAGAAGGTGAGCTTCTACACGAATTAGAAGCGGGGCAAATGAACGTTGTGCCAGAAGGTTACAAAGTTGGACAAACCAACTTTCAACCGCCTCAAAGTGGTGACTTTCAAAAAGATGCGTTACGCGGTTCTTCATCGGGCATGGATGTGAATTACAACGTACTTGGTAACGATTATGAAGGTGTTAGTTTTTCCAGTTTACGCCAAGCGATTTTAGAAGACCGAGACGCATGGAAGCGAAAACAGCGTTGGTTGATTGAACAATTAGGGGGGCCGGTGTTTAAGCGCTGGCTGAAAATGGCATTGCTGAAAAATGCGATACCAGGCTTAAAAGCCTCGCAGTTATCGCTGCTTTTAAAACATAAGTTTCATGGTCGTCGTTGGCAGTGGGTTGATCCGCTGAAAGATGAGCAAGCGGCAGGTGCAGCGTTGGACAATTTGACGACAAGCCCAATGCATATTTTGCGTGACAAGGGTATTGATCCTGAAGATGTTGCAGCAGGCTGGGAAGAGTTTGGCAATTTAATGGAACCGCATTTAGCCACGATTAATAAGCTCATGCCAAAGAAAGCTGCATTAGTTTCTGCAGCTAATCAGGGCGAACCAGAACCAACCGACGAGGAATAAACGATGTCAAAAAAAGCTGGCCAGCTGAATAAGCTGCAGCAACACATTCGCGATAAAAACGGACTTGAACCGCAATATCGTGAAGCTGAGTTGCTATCAGTAGATGAAGAAAACCGAACAGCCACTTTTAGCTTCAGTTCAGAATTTGAAGTGAATCGATGGTGGGGGGTTGAGATTCTTGATCATTCACCATCGTCGGTACGTCTTGAGCGTATTAATAATGGCGGTGCGTTTTTAATGGACCACGATCGTTGGGATCAGCGCGGAGTTGTGCTGGATGCTTCGATTGTTGATCAGCGTGGCGAGTGCACAGTGAAGCTAAGCCAAAACGCTCGCGGTGAAGAGCTATGGCTCGACATTAAAGACAGAATCCGAACACAGGTTTCGGTGGGTTATGTCATTCATGAAGCGGTTCTTGAACGCGTAGAAGGCGATAAAGAGTTTTACCGTGTTACTGACTGGGAACCGACTGAAATTTCATCCGTTTCAATTGCTGCCGATCCGACCGTTGGCCTGGGTCGCAGTGCTGAAAAACAAAGTTATTTACCCGTAAACATTCGCTTAAACGAGCAACAAGGAGCGCCAGCAATGGACCCAGAAGAGTTAGAAAATGAATTAGACCAGGGCCAGCGCTCTGAAACTCCAACACAAGCACCAATCGTTGCGGCCGTTCGTTCTGCTACAGCACCGGTTGATGCTGCGGTACCTGTTGATGCATCTCGCGAGATCGCTCGCATTGGTGCTGAATACGGTGCTACTGAGTTGGCTATGCGTTCAGTTGCTGATGGCCATACGGTTGAGCAATTTAAAACAGCGCTGTTAAACAGTCATAAAGAGCGTGCAGCTGCACCAGATGCGCAAACAACTATGATTGATGTTGGCTTAACCGAAAAGCAGCGCGGTGAATACAGCATCATGAATGTTGTGCGTGCATTGAGTACGGGTAACTTTGAAAAGTATGCGCCGTTTGAAACTGAAGTTTCTCGTGCGATTGCTGAAAAACGCGGTACTGAAGCGCGTGGCATCTTGGTGCCTTACGATGTTTTAGGTGCAGGTCTGCGTCAACAGTCTGCGGGTGCTGCGTCTAAAGGTGGCAACTTGGTTGCTACTGAATTACACAGCGAACACTTCATTGAAGCGCTTCGTCAAAACTCAATGATGGCTCAGCTGGGTGCGCGTACGTTGACAGGCTTGGTTGGTGATTTTGATATGCCAAAGCAAACCGGTACGGCTACGTTTAATTGGCTCGGTGAAGATGCTGATAATACCGACAGCGATGTTGACTTTGGTCTTGTTTCACTGCGCCCTCGTACTGTTGCGGGTTCTGTTGCGATCACTCGCCGCTTAATGCTGCAAACGTCAGGCGAAGTTGAAAACATGATTCGTCAGGATCTGCTACTAGGTCTTGCAGAAGCGATTGATAATGATGGTCTTGCAACCATTCTTGCCACGTCGGGCATTGGTGCGCAAGTCATTGCCGATGCGGGCAAAGTGCCAACGTGGGCTGAGATCGTTGGTCTTGAAACCGATGTTGACGAAGCTAACGCATTGCGTGGTGATCCTGCTTACGTTATGCGTCCAAGCATGAAAGGCACGCTAAAATCGACCGTTAAGGCAGCGGGTACGGCTGAGTTTATCTGGGCTGAAAACATGGTTAATGGCATGCGTGGTGCATCCACTACGCAAATGACTGCCGCACAAATCTTGTTCGGTGACTTCTCTCAGTTAATGATCGGCCTATGGGGCGCGGTTGACCTTACGGTTGATACGTCTACTAAAGCTAAGTCGGGCGGCACTGTGCTTCGTATTTTCCAAGATGCGGATACTGCAGTTCGTCATGCGGGTGCGTTCAGCCTAGCGCAGTAGTTGCTTGGTTAAACAGTGTTAAAAAAAAGGCGGTTGCTTAATAGGTAGTCGCCTTTTTTGTTTGTGTTGAAATATTTAAACAATTATTAAGCGAGTAAGAAGATCATGGCTAAGAAAACAGACGTTAAAAAAGTTACGGTAAAAGTCATTCGAGGTTTTATGGCGGCGGGCAAAGTTATTCCTGCTGTTATTAAAAGCGGTAAAGATGGTAAAGACTCAGCTGCGTGCGTTGTTGATTTGCCAGTTGCGTTTGCGCGTGAATTGATTGCAAACGGCAAAGTGGTTGAAACCACTGAGAAGAAAAATTTCGATTTGCCGAAAGAAGAAAAAACGCTCGAAGATGAGTTGGCTGAACTTTAGCCGTTAACGCATTGATTTGTGAGAAACAAATATGACCTTCGCCACTGATTTAGATGCCGATATTGGCAATGTATTTTTTGATGACTACGGTGTGGATGCGCTATTGGTTCGAGAAAAAGAACCATTGGTAGATCCTGCGGGCATCCGTTGCATTGTAGGTCGTGGTATCGATCGTTTTGTGGATGGGGGTTATATAAAAAACTCTTGGGAAATTGAGTTTAGTGTAAATGACAAGGTTCGTACCGGTGATCAGGTGCAGGTGCTGGATGACGATGGTGGTGTTGTAAGAAAGTATTTGGTTGGCAATCAGGCGGATAGAGCGGGTGAGGTTGTAACGTTTGCCGCAAAAATTGATAAATAGCTAGGTTGATAAGTTATGGCTGTTAATAACAAAGCTCAATTAAACGCAGTGACTAAGCGTCTGCTTAAATACGCGCAAAAGGATATACCTAATGCTCATCGCATGGCCATAAATCGAACGCTTAAAAAGTCAAAAGTTGCTCTAGTTAAAAAAGTGGCTGAAGACACAGGTATTAAGCAAAAAATAATTAATCAATCGAAGGCTGCTAAAAAGCGGGTTTCGGTTGAATCTGCAACAGGTGGCGCTAAAGCAAAGGCGGCAATGTTAAAGTTTAATACGAAAGGCATACCACTAATCAATTTAAAACCAAAGTTTATAGCCGGTGGCGTATTGGCTTCTGGTTATGTGGTGCCTGATGGATTTATTGCCAGCGGTCGAAAAGGAAAGGGCAAAGGGCGATTAAAACAGTCGCATGTTCTACAGCGTGAAAGCGATGCGCAGTATCCAATTAAAATCGTGCGGGTAGAAATTGCCAGTGTGGTTAAAAAAAATGGATTACTAACTGTGCGGCAGACGTTCGGCAAAGAATTTCAAAAAGAATACAACAGCGCTATTAAGTTGCTGAGATCTCGTACTTAGATCGTACTAAAAATTAAAGGCAAACCATGGATTTACAGATTCTAAGCAATTTGCGGTCGTCTGTGCGTAACGCATTAAAAGCAGCATACCCAACAACCGATATTTATACCGCCGAGATCACCAGTTTAATTGATGAGGATGATTCGAACGTTGTTGAATTTCTTACCGTGTTTTTCTCAGAGGGTGACGAAGTTGAAGACGGTGAAGATTTAGACGATGAAACGTACCGAACCGATACTTACTTAACCGTGGGCTACTTTCACGAAAAAGCCGAACGTGACCAAGGTTGGTTAGATGCTGAGGCGGGTACGATCCGTGAAGCTGTGATGGCATTGGATGATGTGTTTGCTGGCGACATTAAGCGAGATGGCTGGCAATACTTGCCGAGTGCTGATGGTTCGGTACCAGGCATTCAATTCAAATTTGCAGTTAATTATTCTAATTAATTGTTGTTTTAACTTTTATTAAACCAAAGCAGGAAAAGAATATGTCTCTTAAAAAAGGTCGTGGCCTAAAATTATTTGTTAAAGCATCTGGTGCAGAAGATACGGCTTATGTTCGCATCAATAAAGTAAAAACCTATTCACCAGGTGAAGAGTCTGTTGCAACGCAGGATTCTACCTTTATAGATCAAGATGATGATTACATGTATCACACGACGGGAATGATTGATCCTGGTGAAGTCTCATTCACAGCGGAGCGTAATCCTGCGGATGCAGGGCAAAAATTATGTGATGACAATCTTGGTGTAGGGCTTGACTTTAAAGTTCAGTGGAAAGATGGCAGTGGCGAAGAATATTCCGGCACCGTGACAAAACGCGCAACGGGTGAACCAAGCGAAGATGATTTAGTTCGCAGTTATTCAATTAAACGCCAAGGGGCTCCGGTTCCGTTTACTGCTCCGGTTGGGCCGTAGGGGAATTCTATGAGTCTTCTTATGTCTAGTAATTTATTTGCCGCGCTGGCGGCGGTGCTTGCTATTGCGCCCTGCGGTTTTTTGATCTATTTCGTTATCAATGTGATTGCAAAATCTGCGGTTCCTGGAGGTTATAAATTTTTAACGGTGGAAATTCTTGGTCGAGTTTTTACGCTAGTTGAGATTTCAGCATTGCAGCGTTTGGAGTATTTAAAGCGCTGCATGAAATTGAATGCGAGTGATGGCTTTGAGTTTATGCGCGATGACCTGGTTGTGAGTACCGATTTAATAGCGTTGCATTTGCGGCGCTGGTATTTACCTCGATGGGTTATTGCGTATCGATTGCGGGGGTTGTCTGCGGGAGCAATTGCGGAACTGTTTCGAAGTTGCGTAACGCTTAGTAATTTGCCGTTTTCGATAGTTAAAGATGAGCCGATTGCTTCCACTGATGATTTGGACGATGAGTGGGATTGGATCGGTGATGAAGATGAAAAAAAGAAACGTCCAGTTGTGCGCCAATAGATTTTGAATATCTGCTCGGTGTTCAACTGGGCTGTGTTGATGTGCGTGACATGCTATTGAGCTTGTCGTGCAATCAATATGATGGCTGGTATGCGTTTTATAAAAATAATCCGTGGGGGCCTCATATAGACGGTTTTCGAAACGGCCAGTTATGTGCCGCGATATTCAATAGCACTGGGCACATGAAAAAGCCGGTGCTGGTTGATGATTTTATACCTCGATTTCATTAGGGCGCTTCCATGAGTAATAAATTAGATAACTATACGATATCGATCAATGGTGATGATAAAAATCTTCAGTTAGCGGTTCGTAATAGTGTGGGCGGCTTAAACAAAGTTGGTCGCGCTGCGAATGATGCTGATGGTGGCACTAAGGCGCTGTCGGGTAGTTTTCGAGATGCTGCTACTCATGCTGCGGCATTTGAGGGGCCGCTTGGTGGTATTTCTGGTCGCCTGGGTGCGATGTCTACTTTGCTGGGCAATGTTAACCCTCTAATGATTGGTTTGGGGTTGGCTGTAAGTGGTGTATCGGTTTTTATGGCCAGTGCAGTTAAAGAACACGATCAGCTTGCTTTGCGAAATAAAAAGCAAGAAGCACTTTTAAAATCGACAGGTTATGCAGCGGGTTTTGCAGCGCATGAGCTTGATGAAATGGCGAAAGCAGTTGCGCTAAATACTCTAGCTAGTGTTGAGGGTATTAAAGATACGCAGAACGTTTTATTAACGTTTAAAGGTGTTTCGGAAACAGCATTTAAAGATGCTATTACGTTGTCGCAAGATATGGCCGCAGTAATGGGCACTGACTCAAAAGCAGCGGCTTTGCAGCTAGGCAAGGCGCTTGAAAGTCCGACTGAAGGAATATCTGCATTAAAGCGTGCGGGTGTTTCGTTTAGCCAGGCTGAGAAAGAGATGATTCGCGATATGGAAAACGCGGGCCGTGTTGCAGATGCGCAAACCTATATTCTTGAAACATTAAAAAATCAAATCGGTGGTGCGGGTGAGGCAGAAGCGGGAACGCTTGCGGGTGCGGTTGATACACTGAGTCAGAATTGGCAAACACTGAAAACGGTAGTTGCAGAAGATTCAGGTGCTGCGGCTGGAATGAAGAATTTAGCCACTGGCATGGCTAATATTATTGACCGAATTAATCATTCATTAGCGCCGGATGATGATAGTCGCCTTGCTCAGTTGTGGGTTGAAAGTCAAACGCTTCAAAAAAGTTTAGATGATTTGTGGAGTGGTGAAGATCGTTCGTTTTTATCCTACATTGTTGGTAAAGATTCAGAGTCGTTACGCTTGAATAGTGAGATTTCTTTGATTGATAAAGAGATCGCCGAAATCGAAGCTCGACAAGCATCGCGGAAAGCTGAAGAGGAAAAAGCGGATGCTGCGGCGGTTGCCAATGAGAATGCAAAAACAGAAGAGCTTTTACAACAAAAGAAACTTGCTGAAGATAAAAAAACAGCCGTAACCCAAGCAAAATACGCTTCTGACCTTTTATCAATGGATATGCAATTTGCAACCGAAACCGAAAAGGCTGAGTTGCAAAATCAGAAATACCTTACTCGTATTGATAAATGGCAATTGAGCGAGCAGGAAATAAAAGCTCGCGGCTTCGAAACCATGGCTGAGCTTCAAGAAAGCTACCGCGCATTAGCGGATGAAAAGCTTGATTCTGATTTATTAAAGATAAAATTGAAAATTGATAAAGCAGAAGAAGAAAAAACTAAAAAAGCAAAAGATGAAGCTGAGAAGCGCGCTAAAAATGAAGCGGCTGCGCAAAAGCAAGCACTTCAGGCGGTGCTCACGACCAGCGGTCAGTTTTTGAACTTGCTAGAAAGCAACGGCCAAAAACAATCGGCTGTTTTTAAGCTGTTATTCGCAGCACAGCAAGCCGCGCAAATTCCAATGACGATTGCTAACGCAGAAGCGGCAGCATCGGCAACGGTGGCACACGATGCTCCGATCATGGGCGTAGGTGCATTAACAACCGGTAATATTATTCGTGCGTCGGGTTACGCCAGTGCAGGGATTATTGCAGGGCAAGCCATCGCGGGTGCGTTTGAAAATGGCGGTATCGTCGGCGGTAATAGTTATACCGGCGACAACTTAACCGCATTTGTAAACAGTAGCGAAATGATCTTGAACAGGCCCCAGCAAAAGCAACTATTCGACATGGCGAATGGTGTTGGCGCAGGCGGTGGATCTTCACCAATTATTAATATTATCGAAGACGCTAGCAGGGCTGGTCAAACTGAGCACGAAAGTGGCGGTTTGACGAAAGAGGATGTAATTAACATCTACGTTGCGAATGTTACGCAGGGCGGTGCTGCTGCTCAAATTAAAGAACAGATCTACGGATTGGAGCGTGTAGGACGATGATTGATTTTACGCGTTATCCGAACAACGTTTTGCCGTTGCCTCTTTTAAAAACTCATAGCTTAAAACGTAAGTCTATGCGGCTGGAATCAAAGATGGATTCTGGTTATTCGCGCTCACGCAGGCGGTTTAAAAATCCTCCGTCTGAAATGGCTGTGAGTTTTTTGTTTAGCAATGATCAGCAAGAAATATTCGAGGGCTGGTATCACGACATTATCAATGCCGGCACAAGTTGGTTTGTTATGCCTGTGAAAGTTGGAAGTGTGGTGGCTGATCACGAATGCAAATTTATCGGTGATTACTCGCAGAAAAGTCCAAGCAAAAATTTATGGACGATCAGTGCAAAATTATTAGTTAAAAATCTTCGTGTGATAAGCGCGAATGAAACACTCGGGCGCATTCATGATCTGCCAAATATGGCGACGTCGGTACGCGACGGGTTGGATGAAGCTGTCACAAATTATGTTAATGAAGGGTAAGCAGTAATGGCCGAAAATATTAGTGAGTTGTTAGCCGAAGTACAAGACCTGGTAGCAAAGCTTGAAGTAATCGGATTTGGTGGCGGTGAAGAATCGGTTACCCATAAGGGCATTACTCGCAGCACATTGGCAAAGGCTATGAACGAAGAAGTTGCATCGCGCTGGGTTGCGATCGCCTCGCTCGCCCAGTCTCGCAATGTCGTAGAAACGTTTGCAGAATTACCGGTTACAAGTGACGGCAGCGTTATGTATGACGTTTGGAATGACTTGGTTGTTGCAAATAATGGCCTTTATGGCTGGGACGGTTCTGCGTGGATCAAATCACCGTTTGATGTGAATCGAATAGCTCAAGAAGGCCAGTTGCGAATCGGGAAAAACTGGCTGGCTCCTTCAACTACCCATAAGTTTCAAGATGTGGCGAATGGTGAAGCGATTGTCTCTGCTATTTTAGCAGTGCGCGGGATTGGTGTGCCTCTTGATGATTCTTATTGCATAGTCGTAATGGCGCATAATGATCCGGTATATCATGATAGAGTCATGATTAAATCGAGTGAGAATCTTGCGTGGGATACTGATACTTTTACCGTGTTGGATAAAACCAATGGTCCTGTCTGGGTTACAGCTGATCGTTACGACGGTAGTCGTTTTGAGTTGTTAATTGATTATGGTCTATTAGCAGGTGTTGAAGGGACTTTGTTGAATAGTTCAAGTCCATATATTCCGATTTCGTCATTGGCGCTGCTTGAAGGGGATCAAATCACTAAGAATGCTGATCTGTCAGTCCGGATTGGTAATGTTGAGAGTGATGCTTATCCGTATATTGATAGTGCGCGTTTAGATACAGCTAATCTTAATCATGTTGCTATTGCCTCTGCAATACTGAGTGCCCGAATTTTAAAAGGGGATGATACAAAAGATTACGCCGTTAACGTGTTTTCTCATCAAGACGGCTCGTTTAATAATGATATTTGGGTAAGTGACGGATCGAACACTGTTGCTAGAGTTATTGGTGCTAACAATGTGCCGAATCCTTCAGGAATCACGCGGATAGTGCTTACCCAGTATGCTGCCTCTGGTGTCGAAATAGAGCTGTATGTTGATTATTCTAAACTGGAAAATAAAACAGGGGTGTTAATTAACGGTTCGCGACTGTGGTTAAAGCTTGGTCGACATAGTATGCCGTCATTGATTGCTGATTCGGTAGCCGAAAGCGCCGCAATATTAAGGCAGGAGATGTCATTTTCAAATGACGGTTCTTCTCTAAAAAATTTGCGAGTTTCTTTTATTGGCAGTTCAACGACGTGGGGGCAGGGCTATTTAGGCAGCGACAGCTATGCAGGTAAGGTTGAGGACTATCTGCGTAGTAAATTAGCAACAACGATTCCCGCGGCAGAATTAACAACTACTGGCACTTGGCAGGTTTTATCGAATGAGCCTATGTGCTATCAATCAAATATAGGTCAGTTGTCGGGCGTTGATGCGACTGTTGATTTTGAGCTTTACGGTGACGAGATTAGTATTGCGCTTTGTTTGGAACGTGGGAACGATGGCGCTTCTATTGTTGAGTTGTTAGTTGATGGGCAGGTACACGACACGTTTAGTACTTATAATTGGTTGCCATCGGGTACAGACGTTTTTAATGCCGTGGGAAATGGCAGTGATAAAACATTTGATTTAGGCCGCGCATTTACTTATGGCCATGTCGTAACTCTTGATGCAGCGGGCCAGACAGGGCGAATGAATCAGGGCGGCTACGGTGGTTCGTTTGTTGGGGATGATGTATGGATGGTCGTGCGTAAATTGTTTGATTTGGGTGCGGGTCAGTATGAGGTGCGCCACTTTCTAACGTTTAAAGATGCACCGGCGAATGGTGTCGCGATTCAATGTAATTTTAGTTATGGTGAAACGATAAAACCTACGCTTAGTACTGTGGGGAACTTGGGTGCGGAAATTGGAAGTGGTGTTGAATCATCCTACGGTGGCGGTTCAACGGTTTACGATCCTGCTAATCCGGTGGGGTTGTCTTCCGGTTTAGATTTTCGCCAGAATGATCCTCGTGCAATTAAAACATGGCGTTTTAGTGATTCTGCTGTGCGCCAATTTAAGTTAAGAATTAAATCACTTGATAGTCGTGCAACGGGTTCTGTGCCTGCATTATTTTTAGGATTTGTGACCAATCGCATGCACTACATTCAAAATGCTGGCATCGGGGGTTATAAGACGAGTAACTTTTTACAGACTAATAATCTTACAAATTTACGGCAGATAGCCAGCTTCAAACCTGATTTAGCTTTTGTTAAATTAGCAGCTAATGACGATTGGGTTGTGCATGAGTTTAAGGCATGGATGCCAAAAACAGGAGTTACGGATGCTGAGTTAAGAGCTGTGGATTCATCACTGTATCTGAAGTCAATTTCTGGCAGTGGCGATAACTATTCTGTTGATGATAGTCGTTGCCCGATTGTTGTGATTACTCCGTTTTCAGTGACGTTTGATTCTGCTGTTCAACTGGGTGCGGTTGCACCAGGTGATCAAATTATATTTGGTGATTACAAAGGTGATAACCGCCGTCTAGCAGTGCGTATTGTTGATAGCTGGTCTGGCCATACGGCAACTTTTAAGCAAGAGTTGTTGGTTGATGATTTAGCTCATATTAGTTCGCTAACGGAATTAGTTGGTGCGACTGCGCAGGTTAAATCGATCGCGCAGTGGGATCAAAATATTCGAAGTATAATTGCTGGTTTGCATGATGTATTGCCTTCATTAAAAATTGGCTTAAGTACTGACGGTTTGCCGAATTATAATATGCGCAGGCTTGAGGGTTATGCAGAGGCGGCTGAAGTTATTGCAGGTTCTCTTTCTGATGTCGATTTCGTCGATGCTTATGGTGCTACTAAGCGTTGGACGTATGATCAAAACCAGAATATTTCAGTTTATCTTGATGCGTCACAAGGTACGGCATCAACAGGTGCGTCTGAATACCCGCTATTTAAGTCCGATGGTATTGCATGGGCGTTTAAAGCCCCTCGTAATTTATCTGTTAAGGTTGATGGTGTTGAACGGATAAATGATGGTTGCTATGTACGGGGTGGTGAGAAAAAAGGCTGGCCTATTGATGTGGTGACAATGACAACCTCTAATGCTGTGACGGTAATTGATCCTCAAGTATTGGTGTTCACTAATAATGTGCCAGCACCGGGTGCAGTTATTGAAGTTCGTTATTCATCTGCTAAATGGAGTTCTGACGATTGTCATCCTAGCGCTGTTGGTAATAAGTTGTTTGGTGCGGTGGCGATTGATGCGTTAAAAAGGATTGTCTAAATGTCCCAAATCCTACAAACAGTTCACGCTTCTGTAACTGACGACATCAAACACCACACTTTAGAACTGCCCCACGAATCATTTCCTAACGGAGTGATTCGCTGGGTGCAGGGCTTTAGTGATGAAACGCTGGGTCTTGAGAGCGGCGAGCAGGTTTTATTTGAGCAGATGCCCTTCGGGGTTTCTCTGCCCGATAAATCAATTCGCGGCAATCAAGATCTACAGTTTCAGCTTGATAACGTTACTGGCGAAGCGTTGAAATATATTCGTTCAGTTTTAAATTCAGGCAAAAAATTGCCGGTTATTTATCGCGTCTATTTAGAAAGCAACAAATCATTCCCTGCTGAGTCTGCGATAACGATGACCGCAAACGGTTTTAACGCTGATTTGCAGTCGGTCATGATCATTGCTGATTTTCATGATTTTGTTAATAAACTCTGGCCGCGTTTGCGTTATACACCCACGCTTGCGCCAGGCTTAAAATATATGTAATCCGTTCTTTTTTATTCTGTTATCAATCAAACAATTACGCACTCATTATGAATCTATCTGCATTGTCTCAGTATAAAACTGTGCCCTATGTCGATGGCGGCCGAGTCGTGTCTGATGATAAAGAAAAAAGCGGTTTAGATTGTTTTGGCCTCGTGCGCCATGCGTTGCATTATGTGTTTGATGGCCCGTTGCTTGGTTCGTTTTTCGGTATTTTTCGTGCTGATTTATTACAGATGACGAATGAATTTAACGCGGCCATTGATGAAAATAAGCCCGCGATTGCGCAAGGTTATTCGTTCGAATTGTGCGGGCCCGAAGCGGCCGCGCTGGCGTGCTGCTTTCACAAAACCCAAAACGGCATGATTTTTCATCACATCGGCATTTGCATTGATGCTACTAATGTTATGCATACGTCTGCAAAACACGGGTATTCAGTGCTGCCCGTTCGCGCTTTTCGTCGTCTTGCAAATCATGTTGAGTTTTATCGTTGTGTTAAACGATGACTGAAAAAACAAATAGAGAAATAATTATGTCTGTTCACTCTCATGTAGAGATTAGAGTTTATCCCAATCAGCTAAATCGTGAAGAATACGAGTTGGTGGGTTGTGACGCGGGAATAACATTGCTCGATTATTTGCATGAGAATGTGCCGGCATACCGAGAGCGACCAGCGCCTCTTTTTTCTGTGCTGCTCAATGACGAACCGTTAGTGTTTAAAGATTGGGGTATTGTGAAGTTTGAAAGTGGTGATTTGGTTGAATGCATCATTGAGCCGAAAGATCCAGTAACCGCAGTCATGGTTGTGATCGCGGTGGCCAGCGCCGCGTATTCTATTCATTTAGCGAATCAGCCACTTCCCGACACGTACAACACCACATCCCCCAGTGGATCTTCTATTTATGATGCCAACGCGCAAGGTAACCGCCCTCGCTTAATGGGTATTGTGCCGGTGCTGTTTGGCCGCCATAAAATATTCGCTGATTATTTGAATCCGCCAAAAATTGTATACAGCAATAACGAGCAAGTGCTGCAAGTAATGCTGTCGCTTGGTCACGGTTCGTATGATTTTTCTAGCAGCGATATCTATATTGGTGATACAAAAATTTCTCAATACGGAAATGCTGTTAACTATAAAATATTTCAACCGGGCGAGAACGTGACATCGCATCCAGCGCATTTAACTGAATATCGATCTGTTGAAGTTGGCAGTACTAGCAGCTCACAAGGTTTAAAAATTAAGGGTTCGCCTTATAGTTTTTATTATTTTAACAACGGCTGGAGCGTGAAAAATTCAACAGAACTCCAGCTTTATAATGCGGTGGGTTACAGTGGTGCTCTTTTTGATGATGATTATAATAACAAGACAGGGGGAACGTTAGTCGGTAAGACTTTAGAATTTTTGCATCCAAACGGAAACACTTGGGGAATTTTTAAGCTTTTATCATCGCGGCAGGATAATACTATTGCAAAATTTGCGCGTTTAAATTCTGACGGAAGTATTGATACGGATTGGGCAGGGTTCCAGCATCCAGGTAATGGGGAGAATGGTGTTGAGCTTCTTCTTTACGCATCTTTTCGCATTGTTGAGCCTGTTGAGGCTGATAGATATGTAGGGGCATTTTTATCTGTTCCTGACTCAGAATCAACAAACAGATTTATGTTAGATTTTCGATTCAATTCAGGTTTAACAAAACTGAATAATAGCGGTGTTCCTACGTCTCGCACAGTGACGTTAGAAATTCAATGGCGCAACGAAGGTGAGGCGAATTGGAATACAGTTTTAAAAGGTCATACCGATTCGACTGTTGATCAGTTAGCGTATACACATGAAATAACTGTTCCTTCAGGCACTCGGCCAGAAGTTAGAGTTCGCAGAACAACGACAGAGTGGAGCGATATTACATATAAAGATTCTGTAGATTGGGTTGGCTTGCGAGCAGTGCTGCCGAATGGAACTGCATTGAGTTATCCAGGATTAACAACGATGGCGCTTGAAATTCGCGGTTCGAATGAATTAGCGGGTTCAGCTGAAAATAAAATAAGTATTGTGCCCACACGCAAGCTTAAAAAATTCAACAGTGCAGGAGCGATGGTAGATTACGGCCCGACGCGCTCAATAAGTTCAGCTGTTTATGCTGTGGCGGATGAGTTGGGTTACGATTTAGATATGGATGAATTGTGGCGTTTGCATCAGGTTTGGGAAGATCGTGGCGATACGTTTGACGGCGTGTTTGATAATCCGAGTACGGCATGGAAAGCAATTCAGCAAATTTTAGCCGTGGGTTTTGCTGAACCAACGTTGGATTTTGGTAAAATAATTCCGGTTCGTGATGAGGCTCAGACTGTTATTAAGTATCCGTATCAGTCTGATAATATTCTGCCAAATTCATGGAAAATGGATGGCTCTTTTGTCGATAGTTCAGATAACGACGGCATTGAAGTTGAATACATGAGTTCTGAAACGTGGAAACCTGAGACGGTTCTTTGTTTATTGCTTGGTGATGCGGGTGATAATCCTGAAAAAGTCCGTGCATACGGAGTGACGAATAAAACACAAGCTTATCGTTTCGGTATGCGGAAGCGCGCAACACAAAAGCACCGTCGTATTCGTCATCATTTCTCTACAGAAATGGACGCATTGAATTCACGCTATATGTCATACGATGCGCTGGGCATTGATATGCCCGGTTACTCACAAACGGGCAGGGTTGAGAATGTTGCGGGTAGGGTGCTGCAGCTGAATCAGGACTTAGAGTGGGGCGATTTAGCTGTAACGCATTACTTGGGTATTCGTCGACCAAATGGCACGTTATCAGGCCCGTATCAATGCTCGCCTGGTGCAGCGCCTGATGAGGTTGTGATTAATGCTGATCTTGATTTTGTCCCAGTTTTCAACGGCTCGCATGAACCACCATATTTTATGTTCGGTCAAGCTGACGAATGGTGTATTCCAATTTTAGTGACTGAGATTAAACCAACGGGCACAGATAGAGTGAAAGTGACAGCGTTTGAGTATTCAGACAACGTTTATCTTTATGATGATGCTGTGCCGCCTGCGTAAGTGACATTATGTGATGTCACAAAAATACAACTGATTTGGCGTGTGGTGTCCTAAATACTACAAGCGGTTACTGAGCCATTACATTACAGCGTAATGGCACGGTTTATTTTTTAATAAAATCGAGTTGTTTGTAGGAATTTTTAGGGAGCGTTTTCATGGATAGAGCATTGATGCAGGTAAGTAATGATGGGCCAGAGCGATGGATCACGCAGATTGTTGGCGGAGTTGTGACGCTGATTCAGCGAATAGATGCTGATGCCGTTGTTGTGCGGCTGCAGGATTTACCGGATTTGTGTGCGAACGTGGATTTGGTGAGTGATGAGCAAGCTACGTTGATAGTTGGCGCTATTCGTTATCGTTTGGAATAACAATTAAGTTGATGTCAGGTGCGGCGATCAGTAGTCTTTGAATGAATCTTTGCTCTGACTTCTTACAAATTAATGCCACTGTCGGCACCTTTCCAGTTACTTTGCTGTAATACAAAGCTTGGCCAATTCCTTCGGCCCACTTTCTGCACCAATCAAATTCTATCGATTGTTTATCGGTTAGGCAGTCTATTCTTGTGCGATCGGGAAGTCTGTATTCAATCTTGCCATTCCATTGCGTGCAATAGTGGTTAACGTAATCTGACTCTGTGTGAAAATCCATTTATAGCCTTGTTTTACTGTATCTTTCGAGTGCTCTTAGGGCAGCCTAGGCTTACAAAGCCAATTTTGCCGTTGCTATCGTGCTTGCTGCTGGCGAGAATTTCACTAGCGGCCAGTGCTTCTGG